TTTTAGGTCTTACTACTACCTCTTCTTCAGCACTATCCTCAAATTTATGAGGAAACTCTTTTCGCATACGCTTATCTATTTCAGCGTAATAATCTTCAGATTTTGGATCAAATCCGTCAACTTCTACTACTCTTTTATGAATTCCAAAAGCAGCATAAGTCATAACCTCGTCTTTTCCAAACCAATCATTTTCCTTTGCCCAAGCTTCTGCTCGAGGATCAGGTTCAGGTGTTGGTTGTTTTTCAGAAGGAGGTTTTTCAGATTTTGTTTCTGATTTTGTTTCAGCAACAGGAGTTGCAGCAAGATTTGCTTGAGCAACCTGTAATTTAGCAAGTTCTTCATTTGCTTCAATTATCTTATCTGTGTCTCCGCCTTCGTAAGCAGTCTTATACTTGGTTTTTGCTGCCTCTATTTGAGATTTAAGAGATTCAGCTTTTTCCGTTTGATAAGTCTTACTAAACTCAGCTTGTTTCTTTTCTAAAGATTCAACCTGATTTTGAACACCTTTTGCATAGTCTAGTGCAGCTTGTTCTCGTCTTTCTGCTTCACGCATCTTACGAGTAAGTCTGTCAATTCTTTTTTGAACTGTAGAGCTATACTGTTCTACTTCTTCCTCGGAAGAAGCGTCTTGAGAGTCTACCTCTGTAGCCTCTTTTACTTTTGTTGCAGATGGTTGTTCAGTTTGAACCCCTTTGTCTTTAGATGAGTCTTTTAACTCAACTTCAACAGATTCAACTCCATCTGTTTGCAACGGGACTTCTTTAGCGTCCGCCATTGTTTGTACTTCTGGCATGGTTTACCTCCATGGTTTAATGTGTTTATATTTAGAGTGTATTTTCTTAAATGTAAAGAGTTTTTTATGCATTAAATACATCTTCCGGATTTTGAACAGTTGCAAGGATCTCGTCATCGTTCAAAAGACGCATTTCTCCGTCTTCCATCTTAAATCTTGCTCCAGCATAACGACCAAAAATTACCCAATCTTTTTCTTTACACCATGGTCCATCAGGATATTTTGACTTATCTTTATAAGCATCTGGACCTAAAGAAACAACATATCCAACAACTGTTGCATAAGATTCACGTTCTAAAGTCTTCTCTGGTATATAAATTCCTCCTTTTGTTTTAGGAGACATTGAGTAAGGTAAAATTAAAACTCGCCAACCAGTTGGTTTTGGAAGCCGTTCTAATACAGTTAAATCCATTTTAGAAGGATCTAATACTTTTTTCACGTCTTCTTGATTTACATACTTATCTAATAACGCAAATTTTTTTGATTCTATATCTTCTTCTTTTTCTTTCTTCTTAGCTGTTTTATTCATCTATTTTCTCATAGTTTTTTAAAATTGCTTGTATTTCTTGCTCTACAAACGTCAAACCTCGGATTTCTCCGACGAATTCTCTGTATTGTACAAAATCCTTTGCACCACCTGTAATAAGAATTTCCCCTATTTCTTTTTGTCTTTCTCTGTTCTTTTTTAGCAAATAGTCTGCTAATTTCAGTTCATCCATTGGTTACCATTTCTTATCTTCTTTAGGTTTGTCCACATTAAGTCCTTTTTGTTTCTCGTATGTCCTTAATGCTCCCATCCCCAATAAAGCCATTACTAAAGGCATTAAAGTTCCCATATCTAATTCAGGTAATGGTAATGTTTCGACTTTAAAGGAAGCTAAAGCAAACATTAGAAATTGTTTTAAAACATATTCCCAAAAGATAGCTAAAGCACAACTAAATCCAATCAACGGACGCCATACTCTTTGTATGGCTCCTGAAAGTCCTCCTGCTTTAGACTGAGCGTCAGCCAGATTAATATCCATCTGACGCTTTTTAAGTTCAGCCTCTACTTTTTTAATCGCAAGTTTTGCTTGTTCTCTTTCTTCGTCAGATGTGTAAATCTCGTCTACAATATTACCAACTGCTTTAATTGCCCCACCACCAAAAAGTTTTCCAAGTACCATTTATAGTCCTATTACTTTTGACAAGACAATAAGAACGATTATAACTACAATTCCTGCTTTAATCCAGTCTTTCATTCTCCAATCAGACCACTCTTTTAAGTGTTCTAATAGATCTTTAATTAAGTTCATGATTCCTCCTATTTTTTCTTTTTCTTTTTCTTTTTCTTCTTTTTCTTTTTCTTCGGGGGTCTACCTTTTTTACTCCCGTAAGTTCCAGCTCCTCTTGGCATATGTACCTCCTATATTACGTCTACTTTTTTAGTCATTTGAGCTATTTTCTCTTGACTTCTCATTTTTTCTCTTTGAATTTTTTCATCTGACTGAATTTTCTTCAAATCTACAGTAGCTTTCATTTTTTCTTTTTCAATATCTACTGATTGTTTTTGTTGAGATTCTTGTTGTTTACGTTGTACTTCTTGTCCTTTTATAGCTACTTCTTGTTGCTTAATTTGGACCATAGGGTCATACTGACCTAGTTGTTGCTGTTGAGCCATCATTTCTTGTGCCTCCTTAGTTAATTGTTCTGTTGCTTTTGCTGCAGCTTGTGCAATTTGATTCTCGGCTTCAGGTGGAAGTTGTTGACCCTCAGGTGGAAGTTGTTGTTTCATTAATTCTTCAACCTGTTGACGATATTGTAAAGCTAAGTGTTCTTGTATATGTGATTGTAGTGCCAATCCTGCTGGTTGGTTTTGTTGCATTACTGGATTATTTACAAAAGATGTATGAGCTGTTAAATGAGCTTGATGATTTTGATGTATGTATGCTTTTAAAGGTCTGCCTACTAATGCGTCCGCATTTTCTGAAGCAGGATCTTTTGAAAGTTCTGGGTCAGGGTTAGGCAGTATTTCTTCTATATTCTGAATACCTAATGCTGTGTACATACGTCTGTATGCTTCATGTAAATTATGTATTTGTGGTGCCTGTTGGGCCATTTGTAACTGAGATTGTGCCATAATAACTCTTTGAGACATACTAAAAATATTAGGGTCACTTACTGGGATAATGTCTATTTTATCATCAAAGTCAGCTACTTTAATTTTATTTTGTCCTCCTGGAATATTATAAGGATATTCTTCAGGTAAAAATTCTGAAATAACTTTAGACAATAGTTTAAATTCAATTCTTTGAGCATTATGTAACCGTTTATGTACTGCCGACATAACTTTAGTACCACGTTCTAATAAAGCCAATGTTGTTCCTACAGGCATCTCATTACTTTGTCCGCCAATGTCTCCTGTTTGAAGTTCTGTAATAGAGGCAAATCTTCTACCTGAATCTACTAAAAATCCTAATAATTGAAATAACGTTGGACTAGGTTCTTTATAGGGAAGAGGCATCAAGGCATCTCGGATAGCTCCTCCTGGAGCGTCTACATCCCTAAATTCTCCTGGACTAAGTGGTTCGTCATCGTTTTTAACTCGTAATCCTCTAGCTTTAAATCCTGCTGGAAGATTAGCTAACGTCCCTGAATCTATTAATTGTCTTAATATAGATGTTGCTGATTTACTTAACCCACCTATCATGTGAATTAATCCAAATCCATAAAAACCTAATCCTGGAAGAAATTTATAATGTACAAAGTACTGTCTTTTAGATTTAGAAGGATCTTGTTCTAACCAGTTACGGCGAATAGATAATACTTGATTAGACGATTCGTCTATCGTTACAATATATGGTAATTTGATTCCGTCTTGGTCTTCAAATCCTTCTAAGTCTAAATCAACATGCATTTCTAATAATGTATTAACATCATCTCCGAAATCGTGATCTTTACTAACTCCTGAGAGGTCGTCCACTTTATTCTTAGAATCAGATACAGTAGGCATACCAGAAGGTTTCATTTCTATATCTCTATAGAATCCTGATACCTGTAATTTTCGTAAATCGTTTACAGCCATTTTTAAAACATGAGTCACACGTGGTGAACTTTCTAAATCTGTGGCTGTGTAAGATATAACTAATTCTTCACTTGGAATAAACTTTGAAACTGGTCTTTGAATATTTTCATCATAATAGATTTTCTTAAATGCTGAACCACATAGTGGTAAATAAAATAATAATTGATCCATGTCTGGATCATACTCTTCCATGACATGAGTAATTTGATAATTCATGAAGTCTCTTACTCTTTGAGCTTGCATTTCTGTTTCAGTATTCTTTTCTCCCATGATTTGACAACGAACTGGTCCACCTGCTGGTAAAAGTTCTTTGTAAGCTTGTGCTTGAAATTGAGTAACAGATTCAGCTAATAAAGGGTGATGTGCTCCTGAAGCACCAGCAAATGGTTGAGATCGTTCTTCTATCTTCATTCCCAAAAGCTCTAATCCTTCAACATATGTTCGTTCCCAATCTTTTCTACTATCTTTATCTCTTCCATAAAGATCAGATACTTCAGATGCCAATCGTTCTAAAGCTTCATCAGACATTACTTCTGCCAAATTTGAATAATGATCTTCTTCTTGTCCAACTACTGACGCTCTGCCAAAACTTATTGTGGCTCCACCGTCTGCTCCTGGAGTTACATTAGGAGATGCTTCAGGGGTCGGCTCTAAGTCAACTTCTGTAGCTAAAAAATCATTAACTGCTAATTCTTGCTCAGCTAATGCTTTATCTATATTTGAATTTGGGTTTCTAGCCATTAATGTATTGTATAAGGAGGTCTAGTTATAGGATTAAATATACCATCATTGTGTTCCCACATAGTTCCTCGTAGTAAGTGCCCTGCGGCATCTGATGCATCATCTTGTGTAGAAAAAAATCCTACTCGGACAACTATTTGCCAATACCCATCAACAGTTTTTTCAACCGTGATAGTTTCGCTTTGATCTTGTGGCGTAAGTGTGCTGTTATTCATGTCGTGTATTATAACCTATTTTTGGATTAATAGTAAATCTTTTTTTCTTTAGCTTCTTTTTCATCTTCGTAATCCTCAGGATGCTTTATAAAACTTCCTTGTCTAAAGCGTAAAAGTGCTTGTGTTGTTGAATCCATGAGATCATCATGATCC